CAAGTCCGGTAAATTCGGTCAGGGCGTTCTTCCGGTGCCGCTGGTGTTCGGTATACCGCGCCGACCCCGACCACTCGGCATTGTTGATGGTTTCGATTTTATCCGAGGACACCGTGAACACGATATCTCCCAAGCATCCGATTTTTCCCATCAAATGACCCCCAATATAAAACCATCCCCGTCAAAAACGGGGAGGTAGAGGACAAGAACGCGGTCGTCGACTTTCGGCATCCACGCCTCGCCATGATGCAATACATATAAACCGCCGGACACGATGCCGATGTCGTCAAACCTCACGCGCGCCCGGTTCTTTGCGCCGTCTACCGCGCTGACGGTTCCGACCCGCACCAAGTTATCTATTTCATATTCCATGTTTTTTCACCATCACTTTTCTAAGTTTTATCTGCGTCCGGTACCCGGAAGCGTCCAACGTATGCCGGGCTTGGCTGATGATATATTTGCCGCTCCAATACCCGAACCCACTCAGGGAAACGGTGACCCCGGCCAGCAGAGCTGGGTTGCCCGGAAGATCGAAGGTTGCGGTGAGGCTGTATTTATTGGCAAGCTGAAGCCGTTTCTCCGCCAGTTTTTTCGCTTCGGCGATGCTCCGCACTTTCGCCGTGATTTCAAGTTGTTGATTGTTTTTACCATCCTTCTTATAGTCCTCGACGGTAGCGATGCCTTCTATCTTTTTCCCGGTGGACGGCGGGGTATAGCTCACCAGGCAGGAGGTATACTTGGTTTTGGTTTCTCCGGTTTGTAGCCTGTATTTTCCGTACTTGCCATCGCCGTTCTTGATTTTGTAAACAGCGGATTTCGCCTCATATTTTTCTTTATCGAACAGGACGATCACGTTATTGGAGACCTTTAACGAGATCCCGGCGTTTCGGCAAAGCCGGGACAAAAACTTGATGTCGCTGGTTTTCGCCTGCTCCACCCGCTTATATTTCGGATCGGCCGTTGATTCATAAAGACACTTCATCCCGCCTTTGGAGGCGATTTCCTTTGCGATCCCGGAGAGGCTGTATCCCTCCCACGCCTTGCTCTTTTGGGTCTGCCGGATTTTCGTGCCGTAGGGGAGCGCCGTTCCCTTGATGGTGATGATGGAGGGCGGCCCCTCGGCCGTCACCGCGTCGAGGGAAAATTGCCCGCAGTCAAGGCGTTTGTCCTTGCCGTCGCCGTTCCAGTTTTGACGGATGAACACAGCTTGAATGAGGAACCCTTTTGACTTGGAAGCCGCCGCTTCGATGGCCGCGCCCAGCCATTTTCGCACCCATATGCCGTCCCGATCCTGTAAGCGGATTTGGAGATCGTCCGTTTCATCTTCCTCGTTGTCGGTGTAGGTGATGGACAGCAGATATCTTTGTATGGGTTTCGTTCTGTTCACGCCGTCAAAGGTAACTTCCGCCAATGTCCGGCGCGCCATACTCTTGTCGCTCATCCGGTCACCGTCCGTTTCCAGGGAGGGGCGTCATCCGGTTCATCGTTCAACACTTCGGGCAGGGTGAGGGTGATGCCGGCTGGGAAGATATAAATTTCCCGGTGTTGCTGGTTGGCGTTCATCAGCTTGTCGGTGTGAGCCACATCGCCAAGCTGGGCGTGAGCGATGGCGTCCCACATGTCGCCTTGGTGCGTTGTGTATGTTTTCATGGAATAACGGCTCCCTTTTGAAAAATTCGTTGACAAACAGCCTGTTTTGCTATATAAATCAGATATGGGGTTAGACATCCCCTGCCCTCCGCTTGATGTGGCTTGTATACGCATCAGGCAAAGAAAAGAACGCCCTTGAACCAGGCGTTCTTTCTTTACTCATACGCCCGCCGCGCCTTTTCCATAAAATAATCATCCATCATTTCCTTGAAATCGTCACGCATTTCCTCGCTGATCTGCGATATGGTTTCCCGCAGGGCTCCTTTGTCTCCGATAACCGCCGCGTCTATGTGGAACGTGGGATTGAAATTGATGATCGGAGCCGCCGATCCCGTGTCCGCGCGTGAACCCGGATCGGCGGTCACAGTATTGGCCACCGTCCCCGCGTTCATGGCCGACAGCGCGGCCACAAACTGCGGGGCCAGAGCAACGATCTGCGTCTGCTCGGCATCGACAGCGTCCATCCCGGAGTTCGCCGCGTCCGCCATGGCCGCCGCCACTTCCGGTTCCATCGACTCCACACCTCCGGTGAAACCGGCCATCGTCATTTCGCCGCGCATAAACATTTCGCGAGAGGGGCTTTCGATTTTCATTTCCTCGTCAATGGCTTTTTTGGCGGCTTTGGCGATTTTCCTGTACGCTGCGTCCACCTCCGGCAGCATATCCTCCGCGCCGTCGACAAAGCCCTGGATGGTGTTCTTCCCGCTCTCGGCCGCCTGTTCGCCCATATCCATTCCTTTGACCGTGTCCTCAAATTCCGTCTTGAGGGCAGTCATTTCTTCGGTAAAGTTGGTTCGGAGCTCGGCCATGCTGCCGGAGACGCCTTTTTGCTCCTCTTGCACCTCTTTCCAGTTTTGCACCATCTTTTTGAGCTCGGTATCGCTTGCGGTCGCCATCCCCGCGATCGCGTTCACGCTTTCCTTGCTGCCGTCCGAAAAGCCGGCCATCATTTCGTCCAAGCCCTCGATATTTTGGGCCCGGTTGGTCAGGCCGTCCAGGTTTTCGTTGTAATCCTTCCAGTATTGTGCCTGACTTTCCAGAGCCTTGTTGATAGAACCGGCGCTGGTCGCGGTGACCTCGGCGGCTTCCTCCCACAGCTTGTATTGACCCTGGACGCTGGTCAGGGCGGCGTTATACGCTTCGGTGTAGGCTTCGGCGAGTTCCCGCATTTGGGTTTTCAGGCTGCCTGTCGCGGCGTCCATCTCTTTCAGGCCGGGGATCATGTTGCCCTGCGCGTCCGTATAGCCGGACACGGCGTCACTTAACGCATCCATTTCCCTTTGATTCTCTTTTACGAGGCTCGTTTGTTCCTCATACTGAGCGTTTGCTTCTTTAGCTTCTTTGCTGGCGGAAGAAAACGTCTCCTCCAGCGCCACGGTATTCCCGCCCCACGCGGCGTCCTCCTCCGCCTGTTTCCGTTCTTTGACCACGCTGGCCAGTTGCTTTTCCGCGGCTGTTTTTCGGGCCAGGGTCTCCTCCGCTTTTTGATCAAGCTCTGCTTGCTTTTCCTGGAATTTGATCAGCGCTTCAAAATTCGCGGCGTTTCTCCGGCGGGCAGACTCCGCCTCCGCCAGCTTTTTGACATCCGTGATATTTTTATTAAGCGTATGGGAGTATTGGTCATAGGCGAGTCCCAACTCCGGCATTTTTTGATTTAGCAGTTCCACGAGACTGAGAATCTGTTGATCCTGCGCCGCTGTTTTTTCCTTGACGCCCATCAAATCCCGCAATTTAGAGGTGAGATTTACGATGCTTTCGCCTTCATCCTTCGCGCCGGTGATCGTTTCGGCCTGAGAGCGCCTGAACTCGGCATAGGATTCCACGAATTCGCGGTGCGCTTCGGCGGCTTCCTCCGCGGTCTGTTTGTTCTCCTCAAAGGCCCGCGTCGCGTCGTCCAACTCCTGCTTCAGGATTTGGGCTTCGGCCGATGTATCGCCCATCTCGCTTTTTACGGTTTCATACGCTCCCTCCAAATCCTTCATCTGGTAGTACTGCTCTTTAGAGGTGGCCGTCAGGCACAGCGCTTCATCATTCGCTTCCTTAAACGCGCCGGACAAGCCAATAAAAACAGCGGTCAGGCCGGCGACCGCCGCCGTCACCCCCATGATGATATTCAAACCGGGAATCGCCGCGCTCAGAAGGGCCGAGGCCGCCGCCGCGACTTTCGCGGCCACGGCATACGCGCCGAGGGCAATGGTGACCCCGCCGAGGATCCCGGCGAAAATAGAGACCGCCTTGACCAGCGCGGGATTTTGCCTTAGAAAGCCGCCGACTTCATAAACCAAATCCGCGAAAAGCATAGAAAGTTTGTTGACTTCCGGGCTTAACGCCTCGGAAAAAGCAGCGTTGATGCTGTTCGACGCCTTAGTCCAGCGCCCTTCCATGGTGGACGCCGCATCCGCTGTCTTGGACAGCGTCCCGTCGGCCGACGCGATGGCGGACACCCAATCCTCAATCTCAAACTTTCCCTTGCGAATGGCGAAGGCCAACTCCGCGCCAGCCCTGCTGCCGAAGGTCTTGATGGCGAGATCGGTGGCCGCCGTCTCGTCCGCCATGTTGGCGATCCGCCCGACGACTTCATCCATCGCGACGGAAGCGTCCTTGCCCTCATCGGCGAAATTCTTGAGGGCTGTTCGCATCCCCATC